GGACCGTCACGAACAATACGTTTGCGGCGGCCACGACCACGAACATCAACTTCACGGGCGGCACGGCGCCGAACTTTGTGCAGCAGAACACGTTTGCCATCGCGGCGGCGGATTTCGATCCGGCGGGCGGCGTGACGGGCGTGACGGGCGATGCGTGGTCGAACTATCTGACCGATGCCGTCGAAACCGGCCTGCCGGCTAATTAACGTCGTGAGGCGATGGGCACCTCTGCGCGCACAATCCTCACGGCCTCGTATCGTGACCTGAATGTGATCGGGGAAGGCGAGTCCCTGAGCGCCTTCCTTGCGCAAGAAGGGTTGCGACGGCTGAACCGCATGGTGTCGGGCTGGCAAACCCAGTTTGGCACGGTGACGGCAATCGAGCGGCAGGTGTTTAATCTCCTCGCCAACAAGCAGACCTACACAATTGGGCTAGGGGGCGATTTCAACGTCCCCCGGCCGCTGACCATCAGTGGCGCGGGCTTATGGCTGCAAGGGCTTAACAGCGCGGTCTCGGTCACGAGCATCACGCGGTCCGGCTTCACGGCGACCGTGACGCAAACGGCGCATGGGTTCGCCGTGGGGGACGAGGCGTATCTGACCGGGGCGAACGAAATTGCCTATAACGGCCTGCAAACGGTCGAAACGGTTCCGACCGCCGATACCTACACGTTTACGGTCGAGGGGACGCCGACGAGCCCGGCCACGGGCACGATCACCGCGCAATCGGTGCAGGGGCAGCCGGTGGAAATCCCGCGCACAGTGATCACGGATGACGCCTACCAAGCCATCCAGCTCAAGAACCTGCCGAATGCCCAGTTCACCAACGTCTACTACAACCCCACGGGGCCGTTTGGAACCATTTACCTATGGCCCAAGCCCGACACGGCGATCAATCAACTGGTGCTCTACCTCCAGAACCTCTTCACGGGGTTTGCCGATCTCGACACCGAGTATGACTACCCCGATCTGCCGGGGTATGGCGAAGCCCTCCAGTACAACCTCAATCCTCGGCTGACCTCGTTCACGGGGCGCGCGCTCACGCCGGATCTGCGCGGGTTGCAAGTGCTCACGCTGGGGTTGATTAAGCGGGCGAATAACAAACTGACCGACCTGGCGACGGACGCGAAGGTGGTCACGAACAATCTGGCTGGCGGCTACAACATCAACACGGGAACAGGCGGCTACTAAATGTCCCTGCTTAATCAAGGGTTCAACCGCTGGGAAGCCATTACGGCCAGCGATAGCCTCAACATCCCCACGGGCACGACGGACGCGATCTACGTGGGCACCAAGGGATCGACCGGAACGGTTGTCGCGGTCACGTCTAATGGCGATACCTGTACGTTTGTCGGCCTGCTTGCCGGGACGATCTATCCGATCCGTCTCGTGCGGGTCAATAACACGGGCACCGACGCCTCGAATCTCGTCGCGCTCTACATCCAGTAATGGCCGACTCCCCTTCGCTCGTCGGCACGCTGGGCGCTGCGGACCAGACCGTCCGGCTCGCGGTGGCGGGCTATGGTGGCGTCGCGATTCAGGTGCAAGGCACCTTTAGCGGCACGATTACGTTTGAAGCGACGGTCCAAGGGCAGGAGTTCACCGCGTTTCGCGTCACGCCGCCCAATAGCAGTACGCCGACCACCACCACGACCTCGACCGGCCTCTGGGTGGGCTCCGTGGTGGGCTACACGTCCGTGCAAGCGCGGATGTCGAGTTATTCATCGGGGCAGGCGGTGGTCTTTCTCCGCGCGGATGTCCCGGCCCCTGGCGCGGGGGGCGGCGGCGGCGGGACGGGGTCTGATGTCAATCTGATCGAGGTCGGCGGGGCCTCGATCACGCTCGGCCAAGCCGCGATGGCGGCGTCGCTGCCGGTGGTGATCGCGTCCGACCAAACCGCCATCCCGGTCACGGGCAGCATCAGCGCGACCAATCCCTCAGTCGGGGCGACCGGCGATCCGGTCCCCGCCGATGCGACATATAGCGGCTTCCAGAATCCGTCGGGCGACCTCGAAGGCGTCGCGGCCGAAAACATCGACTACGACACGGGCGCGGGCACGCAGCCGCAAACCGGCTATGGCGTGCTCATTCCCGCGTCAGGGGGGCCGCTGCCGGTCTTGGGGGGCCACGGGACCGCCGCGCAAGCCTTGCGCGTGGAACTGCCCACGGACGGCACGGGCGTGATTGCGACGGTCGGGGCGGTAACGGCGATTTCTACGGCGCTGCCGGCCGGGACGAACGTCATTGGCCATGTGATTACCGACACGGGCTCCACGACGGCGGTCACGGGCAATGTGACGGTGGTGCAAGGCACGGCGGCGAACCTGAATGCGACCGTCACGGTCGCGGCGGGCTCGGCGGTCATCGGCCATGTGATTACCGATAGCGGCTCGGTCACGAGCGCGTCGAACTTCCCCACGACGGTCGATACGAACTCGGGCAACAAGTCGGCGAGCACGCTCCGGGTGGTCTTGGCGACCGACCAACCGCAACTGACGAACAAGCTCCTCGTCACGCCGGACGCGAACAGCGCCGTCAACATGGCGCAAGTCGGCGGTACAAATGTCGTGACAGGCGGCACGAATGGCACGCAAGGCGTGGGCGGCATTCAGGCGCATGACGCGGCCGATAGTGGGAACAATCCGGTCAAGGTCGGCGCGAAGGCGACCAGCGCCGAACCCTCTGCGGTGTCGTCAGGCGATATCGCCAACCTCATCACTGATCTTGTGGGCAAGCTCATCGTGCTGCCCTACGCGAACCCGGAGAACTTTGTGAGCGGGGCGATTACGACGGCGATGACCGGAACGACCTCGACCTCGCTCATTGCGGCGCCCGCCTCCGGGCTGCGGAACTACCTCACCCAGATCACGGTGAGCAACGCCCATGCGACGGTCGGCACCGACATCATCATTCAGGACGGCAGCGGCGGTACGACGCTCTACACGATTCCAGCTGCGGCGGTCTATGGCGGTGCGACGCTGACGTTTCCGACGCCCTTGCGGCAGCCGACGACGGCGACGGCGATCTACTGCGCGAACGTGACGACCGGCGCCTCGACCAAGGTAAGCGCCAGTGGCTACAAGGGCATCTGACGTATTGCGACGCGTCATCGTGGCGCGTTCGCTGTTCACAAGGAGACCGATATGACCTACGCAGTCTGGCTGACAACTGTCTATCTCTTGACCAACCCCGTGCCGGCCTCGGCGGTCTCGCCCGCGCTATTCGCGCTGTACCTCGCGTATCTGGCCACGCTGTAGCGCGCACGCTCGGCCCTGACGCATGGCTCAAACCGTCCTGTTCATCACGAGCGGCACGACGTTCAGCGCGCCCGGTGATTGGCCGGGCGTGGCGGATGTCGTGGAGTGTATTGGGGGCGGGGGCGGCGGTTCGGGGAGCGGGGTCAATACCACGGGCGGGGGCGGCGGCGGCGGCGGGTATTCCAAGGCGCTCAGTGTCTCGGCGGCCAATGGCGCCACGTTGCAGGTCGGCACGGCCGGCGGCGGGGGCGCCATTGGTTCCTCGGGCACGGGTGGCGGCGATACGTGGTTCAACGGCGCCACGCTCGCGGCCTCCTCCTGCGGCGCGAAAGGCGGCGGCGGAGGCAACGTCAACGGCACAGGTGGCAGCGGCGGCAGTGCCGCCAGCGGCATTGGGAACACCACTGTCAGCGGCGGCAATGGCGGGGCGTCCGGCGGCATCGGCCGCATCACGGGCGTGGGTGGTGGCGGGGCTGGGGCGCCCTCGGGACAGGGACGCAATGGCGGCGGCGGCGCGGCTGGCGGCGGCGGCTGCGGGGGTGGGGGCGCGGGAGCTAGTAGTGCCACGGCCGGCACGGCCGCGAGTGGCGGGGCCGGCGGGGCGGGCGGCGCGGGCTCAGACGGCACCAGTGGCGGCAGCGGCGGCGCGAGTTCCGGCCAAGCCGGCGGCACGCCGACCGCCGGCAGCGGCGCGAGCGGCCCCGGCGGCGGCGGCGCAGGTGGCGGCGGTGTGGCGGGAGATGCCGCGTGGGTTGGTGGTGATGGCGGGGCCGGGAAAGAGTGGGACGCGACGCATGGCGCGGGCGGTGGCGCAGGCGGCGGCAACGGCACGAACAGCGGCGGGGCGTGTGGCGCGGGCGGGAATGCCGGCCTCTATGGTGGCGGAGGCGGCGCGGCTGGCTCGCTCACCAGTGGCGGCGCGACCAAAGCGGCGGGCGGCAATGGCGCGCAGGGGATCATCGTGATCACCTACACGCCAGCCGCGGCCGTTTTTCATCGACTTCTGACATTAGGAGCAGGCTAAATGACACTCGCCGCAGGCTTCTTCGTCGTCTTCGTGCTCGGGGGCTTACTCGGCGCCTACGTGCATAGCCTCATTCGCCCGACCGACCGCACCGAGACGACGCCACTCCCGCAACGGCCTCGGGTGCCCTATGGCACGCGGCCCAGCTTGACATGTGACCTCTGCGGGGCACCCATCGCCTATCGCACGGCCCACGGGCTGCGACGGTGCGCGACGCACAAGGGCGTGGCGTAGATGGGCCTGATCGAGTTTCCGGGGTTCATCGGCCCGAGCTATCGGCTGGCGTCGGTCAATGCCGCGTCTGAGCGGCTGACTAATTGGCTGCCGCAGACGATTCAGTCGCCCACGGCGGGCATGCCGAACAAGGTCATATACATGCCGACGCCGGGCCGCTCCGCCTACGCGGAAGGGCTGGACGGCCCCCCGCGCGGGATGCTCTCGCAGGATGGCCGCGTGTTCGTCGTCGCGGGCCGC